GCTTCGGTAGATGGACTTGGCCAAAAGGTCAAGTGATGATCAGTCATCTCTTCAAGAGTAGACTCGACTCGTCATGCGACGTGGTCTCTTCTGACAATCTAATTGCTTAGAATTGATCAAACTTTTGGTCTCTATGCCTATGTAGACATTACTTTTTGGAAATTTTTCCATGGATTCCGATTGTCATCAGAATCAGGTAATGCTGCAAGTTCTCTGTCTTTCATAATAGCAAGCGCAATGCGCTTAGCGTTATATAGGACAGTAACATTGGCATAGAGTTCAAGTTGACTGGGCTTTGTAGATAATATATCTTCTGGGATCATACCCAGATGATATTGTGAGGGGTCCAAGGTTATAGACCTCCCACGACCAGAGCTAATAAAAGCTTTGATCTTATCTAACGTCAGTTGTAAGTCCATCGTATTTCTACGAGCGACAGCAACTGGCACAATGTCCATCAGTATCGACTGGGAATCCAATCCTTCAGGAAACAGATCAGGAATGCTAGCGACCTTAGACAAAAGGTCATTAGCCCCTTGAACTGACTTCTTGATTGCTGTTGACACCAACTTGGATTTTCCAAAACCAAGCCAAGCCCAAAGAACTTTCTTTGAGAAAACTTGTCTTGAACATCCAAGATCCCCCTTGAAATAGTAGTCAGTTAGGAAAATGGATTTCTCCATAAGCCTAGACGGACTATCTGTTGCAAGAGGGAACTGGTGAAAGATGTATGCCTTAGAAGCTAGCTTTAACGAATAACCTTTCGTTACACCTAGCTTGGTAAACATCTCAGCAAACAACCCCCTGGACGCGAGTGTGTAAGACTTGTGCAACCACCGGGTCTCTACGTCTTGGATAAACCGGACAAGGTCAAACCATTTAGGTTTGACTTTCCCGACTATCAATGACATAGGAGCCCCCGTCACTTCCTCACCTTTGTGAATCCATCGCTTTGCAAATTCATAGGTATCGTCTGATACGTGTGATTTAACATCGCTGATGGACACTCCTAAGGAACCAAGGATCTGTGTATACTCTTGTGCAACGGCAGTGTTAGCAATAACAATGTCGTCACCTAAGAGTGCGTAGTCTTTAAAGTTGTGTAAACCACAACGTTTAGCGGCTATCGCCACAGTAATGTGATGTGAAATCGTAAATACCGCCCATGACGAATATGCACCCATGGGTTGCCCGCAGCTGTATTTAACAGTGCCAGCATCCCACGGTACATAAAAGTCACGGTTCGAGATTAACGATTTCCACGCATTAGCGTACTCCTCATTCTGAACTAGCTCTGCTACGACGATTCTCTGAAATTCAACAGGGAATCTGTCTGTCGCAGCAGTTAGATCATATGAGTAATACGGTCCATGCTTCGGTAGGCAGGCTCGGAACTTTGATTGATCATAGGTACAATCATTCTTAATCTTCTTCAATAG